GTCTTTGACCTTTTTTAATCTCTACACCATAGCGACTTTCAAGCTCATTCCATTTGCCTGTTTCGTGTGCGGCCATCGTTTCTGCAATAGCCTCTTCAATCGCAACGGATCGATTGGTTGCGGCTAAATCATCAGTGTTTTTGCGTTGAGCTTGAATAGCATCGGCAATCTGGCTAATCGCTTTGTTTTTGCCAACTTCTTGCATTAAGCTGTCATAAGAGCCTTTATAGCCAACGTTGATTCCACGATGCGCCATTTCGTGCCACGCAACGAATTGCAAACGCTCTTCTTTGCTCATTGTTTTGGTTGCATTGATACTGTCTGCGATCAATGTAACCTTGCCAGTTTTAGGATTAAACCAACCCTCTACATCGGAAGTGATTAGGTTTTTCACATCTTTAGGTGGATTGGCGAGAGTTGTCACCTCAATATGCTCTGCCGCTTTGCCAAAGGTTTTGCGAATAATGTCTTGAGCGTGTTGAATTTCAGGATTAAGTGTATTGACACTGCCATCAGTTTTTACTACACTAGCCCTGTCGAAAAGCTCGTTTAATGTATCATCAGCCAGCAATTGTAGCGTGTGATTGATACGACGGGCTTTTTGCTTATCTACAAATCTAACTTCAGAATGTTTCACCATATTGGTGAGATAATTACTCGATTCATTTCTTCCATAAACACTAGCTATACGATGAAACTCGAGACCTCTCTCAGTTTTATTAGCATGAATAGCTGAGATCACAGGATTTCCATTAGTACCTTGTAGCTCGGTTAAAACAACATAAGAATTATTTGGTGAACCCTCTTTTGTGTTTTTAAAAACGGCAACCGGATTATTAATTTGTTGCGGAATTTGCTTTAATAAATCAGCCGTCATCTCAGGGTGTTCATGCTTAATTTTTGCCAATTTTTGTTTATTCATAAACATTGGTAAATCATCAAGTCCTGATTCAATGAGCGCTTTAGGTGTTGTTCCCAAATAAATAGATTCTGCTTTTAGTTTAGTATTTGTTGAACCGAAAACATCCTCCACCGCTTTCGCAAAGTCAGAATTAGCGGATTCATTTAGGCTTAATCTAATAGTTTCATCAGTGTTTTTCGCTTGTTGTAAAGTGCCTAATTTGTCGAATGTAGTATCTTCACCGAATAGGCTCATAATTGATGTATCACCCTGAACCTCAGCTTTGTTAAGGTATGAACCTAACACTTGCGCAATGCGTTTACCACTTCTGCGGTTTTCATCAAAGATTGTCAGAATTTCACGAGCCTCAGGCGATAAATCACCCACAAAATCTTCTTGAGCGAGATAATCGCTGATTTTAAATCCTTGTGCATTGAGTTGGTTGTATTTCTCAACGGCTTGGATCACATCTTTTGAAATGTTTACATCGCTTGATAGCTTGCCACTGTCGATACCTTGCTGAGTTTGAGCAACTTTAGGTGCAATAGAGGTTAAGGCGTTCAATACGTTTTTTGCGCCCTGATCTGTATTTTCAATTAAGCGGGATAATGTTTGACTGTCACCATACGCCTCATACAACATTGCATTGCGCATACGCTGCACGCCAGTTTGACTGAGATTGCCTCGACTATCTAATAATTCATTACGCACGTTCTCAGGTTGATTTTTAATGAACTGACCAATGAAATATTGGTTATCTGCTGAGTTAATATCACCGTCATCGTTTGCAACAAAATTATCCATGCTTGGCAAGCGGCGAGCATCTACTTTCGCTTGCTCTAAATCTGACATTCGCATACCGCCTTGCTCGTTGGAATTGATGGCCACTTGAGCAATATCAACCGGCGAGGTTAGACGGCGAACCAACACAGGATTTTCCATTTCGCTTAATTGAGCTGGATCAATGCCAAATTGTGCTGAATTATCTTGCAAGAATTGGCGATAACCATCAGCGCCACCCTCTTGATAGGCTTGGCGAATTGCCATTGTACGACCATTGCCGGCAATAATTGTTTTACCGTCTAAGGCTAATAACGGTGCGCCAACATCCATTGTTGGACTTGAGGCAAGTTTGCGAGGATCTAAATTTCGTGCAATGTTATTAATTTGAGCTTGGCTTGATGCTCTGTCACGGTCACGGAATTGGTTTTCGTCTTTTTGTTGTGTAGGAGTAAGCGTGCTTGCATCTACGACCTCATATTGGAAAGGTTGATAATTACCATTGCCAACATCAATCTCATCGTTAGCGCCGCTTACAACGCCATTTCTGAACTCAGGCGCAATATTAGCGGTAGATTGTAGATTAACTACTGGTGCAACGGCTTGCGGATCATCGTTAGCGTATTCTTTCGCTTTCTCTGCATAATCTTCTAACCAACGGCGCATAGCTTTACCGTCTTTCGGATCAACGCCGTATGATTGAGCAATATTGCGCACTTCATCAAACGCACGACCGGTCACATAATCTTTTCGAGCTTGTTCATCTGCAAAAATAGTTGGCGTATCAATAAATTCATTCGCACGAGATAAATCATTTTTTCTGAATTGACCAAGAATTGAATGCAATTCAAGCGCACGTTCTAAATTCGGATCGACTTTGAAAGTGGAGGTTGTTTCTTGTTGCGGTTGCTCTTCATCAAAGAAGTCTGATTCAAATTTTGCTTTCGCTTGTTGCTCTGCAAGTGCCTCTTCTGCTGCTTGTCGTGCTTTAGCTGTTGCAATGCCGGCATTATTGAGCGCTTGCACTCGACTGGCTGATACTAAATCACCTAATTCGGTTGCACCATTATTGAGCATATCAACATAGTTTCTTAACTGGCTATCAACTGCCTCATTGCCAGTATTGATATGATTTAAGAGTGTGCGTTTTTGATTATTGAAAGCGATTCTATCGGTGTGAGTATCAAGTCCACCCATAGCCGAACCAAAGACCGCACCAAGCACTGCACCATTGATAGCATTATCAGCCATGCCCTCAGTTAAATCTTTATCAGGATTGAAGTATTTTTGATCCGCTTTATTTAAGGCGTATTGTTCGCCAATGCCCTGAATAGCCTCAGTACCACCCTCAACTGCCGCACCTTTTAATAAACCGCCTTTGATTGTTTTAGCCGGCGAACCTAAACCCCAAAATCCACCACCAAGACCACTGACTGCATTTGTCACTAAATCTGTTGCAATAGCCGTTGGATTAAGCGCTGCATCACGACCAACTTTATCAGCAAAGGATTTTTTAGCCATTGTGTAAAGCTCGTCTGTGCTTTTACCTTTGCCCTCATCGCTATCTGCAATAGAATAATATTCATCTGAGAATTGTGGGATCTGAGCTAATTGCTCATTGGTCATACCCATAACTTCATCACGTTTTTGACCGTAACGGCCACCACCTGACATCGCCGACATTGTTGCTGTAATACCAACCATGTTCCAGTATTTTTGAGGGATGCCACGTTTAGCAGCTTGCTCTACTGCTGTTTTTCCAACTTCTTCAGCGACTTCTTTTTTAAGCAATAATTTACCGGCTTGTTTTGCACCAATCGTTGCAACTTTACCCGCACCAAGCGTTAAAGCAGTATCAAGGTTTTGACCGATTAATGAACCTAAATTACCCGCCCACCAACGCAAATTGCGTACACCTTGCCCCTCGCCATCAAACGCATTTTGATTTAAAGCGGCTTTCATTTCATCTGACATTGAGGCTAGATTTTCATCAGCGCCTTTTGCCGCCCAATCACCAACATCATGCAACCAATCTGCACCAGTTAAAGCGCCAATACCGTGCGCAATATCACTAACGCCTTTCCATGCACCCATTTGCACTGCATCAACGGTATCAGCCACAATGCCTTGCTGTTGTTTTTTAGGCTCTTGCGCTGTTAATTCAGTATCGAGGTAAGTGGTTGATGCGCCATTTCCTTTCTTGCTACCTGTATCGCCACTGATAATACCGATCATTTCTTTGTAGTCTTTATTGGAAAGGTAGAAACTCATATATATTTGCCCTTAAAATTTAGTGATAAAAAAAGACCGCACTTTTAAAGTTGCGGCCTGTTATTTGTCTAATCCATAATTACCGGCTGGATTAGCGAGCGGCGTACTCTTCAATGCCACTTCTGTTTTAAATTTCTCTAAATCTATTGCTTGTTTACCTGTTTGAAGTTGTAAATCGGTTGTGAGTTTTGCCGTACTTAGTTTTTCGTCTAAATCTAGGCGTGCTTGTTGTGATTGTTGTGTCATTTGCACTTCGAGCATTTTAATTTCAAGCTCTTTCTCTTTGATTTGAACTTTCATTTGCTCAATCTGAATTTGACTTTGAATCTTCATTTGCTCTAACTGCATTTCATGCTGTTGTTTTTGCTGCGCAATCTGCATTTGCATTTGAACTTTCAGAATTTCAGGATCTTGCGGTTGCGATGCTTGCGATTCTTGGATTTCCTGTAATCGTTGCTCGTATTCTTCACGAGGGATAAGCATTGTTTGCGTTCCCATGCTCATTGATTGCATCAATGTTTTAGCGCCATCGTACCAGTCAAAGGCATACATTAATTGTGGGTGCTGGCCGAACTTTTGAAAAATATCGATAATCTGTGCTGTTTGAGTTTCTTTAACCAATAGCGCTGATGTACCACGAGCAACAATCTGCATATCGCCTTTGATATTCGGATCATCGCTCATTGCCATGTTGTATTCATAGAATCGGCGAATTAATGGTTTAGTGACTGCATCATCCCACTCTTTCACTTGTCTGCGGCGTACTGCATTTGCGGCATTCATTAACATAGACATACCGCCTAGCGTTGGCGTAACCTGTCCTTGCTCGCCTTGCGCAATCATAGGCAATCCACTTTCTTCATCCATGAATGATTTAGATAATTGGATAATGTTAGCTAACTCGGCTTGGCGGCTGCCAATATCAAAGATGCCGAAAGCACGTTGAGCCTCAAACTGAGCATTTGCGGTTGCACGGTCATTAGTGCGCCATAGTTTATATGGAGATAATTCCCAAGAGCCGTCCACTGGACTTAATACACTGCTATTCACGACTGCTTGTGGCCCGATACCTAAAACGCCGTTATCAATCATGCCACGCCAAGCGGTATTCAAAATCTCTTGTGCATCACGGCAAAGGTAAGGAATACCAAAGCCAAATACGCAACATACATCAGGCTCGCAAGTGTAGATTGAATAAGGATATTCGGCTGAATCTAACGGATTGAGGTTTACGCTTAAAATCTTGCCGTTGCCCGCCATCACGATCACGCCATCAATTTCAAGATTAGCAGCCTTTGATTCTTCATCGGTTGGAATGTTGAGCTTATTGCCCTCGCCTAATTGAGAATTGGCGCTCTCTAATACGCTCAATGGAATACCGCCATGATAAGTCCATAATTCATAGCGATTGTCTTTGCTCTGTGTTTCTAACCCTGACAAGGTTCTCAATGTATCAACATAACCATCCATATCTGAGCTTGCTGTTTTCGTATCTGAGCCGTCTAATTCGCAAAGCTCAAGCACGTTATCTTTCAAGTAGTATGGATTTTTAGCTAAAGCCTGTAATTGTTTTTTCGTAACATAACTACGCTCAAAGACGAATTGGCAATCTTTGATTGTGGATGCGGTCATATCTGGCACAAAATCCCACGGCAATACTAAACGAGCAGCAGGAATTGTTTTGGTGATAATCTCGCCATTCCATTGCCCCATCGCATCTTCTGACCATACTTTTGATTCCACAACATCAACGATAGGCGCACGCAAAATACCTGTACCTAATACAGCGGCATAATGTAAGCATAAGCGAGCCTCAGCAGCGTAATCGCATTCGAGCAACTGATCGTCTATTAGCTTTTCCATCGCCTCCGCACGCTCTTTTGCTTGTTGCATAATCGCACGAGCATTATCAATTTGAGCAGCCATTTGCGGATTGCCGTTATCATTTTGTTTTGCCATGTTGGAAATGCTAGGCATAGGCGTTGGCGAGATACTATAATTTTTGTCATCGGACGGAAATAACATATCTGTCATTTGAGCCGTCCAGGCATCGGTTTTAGCACGGGTATAACCAACAAACACTTTTGATTTGCCTGTACTAATTGATGTTGAATATTGGTTGCGATACTGATACATATCTTTCACCCAGCGTTCAACTACTGGCTGTCGTTGCTTTAAATGATCGAGTAATTTAACCTTTAATTCAGAACCGAAAGCCGTTATAGCCTCTAGTAATGCTGATTGTTCTTCTGCCATTTTAATATCCTGTCAATGAACTGATTGCTTGATGTGGTTTGATGTTGATGATCTGCTGTTTGAATAAATCAGGCATAGCGCCTAAACATAAATATTGATTTGCATCGTGCGGATGTGAATAACGGTTTTTATCTGGCGTTTCAGTGTATTTTTCCTCGCCGCTAATATTTAATTGTCGGTATGCGTAACCTGTTTCATAGCCTTTGATAAGTGTTTTACAGTGTGGACTAATAAGCATTGCCGGCTGTCCTTTACCTACTAGACGAGATAACCACCAACGAACCGCCTCTAATCGTGCAGTTGTATTATTTGAATCTGCTGGGCGAGCATTAAAGCCATTTTCCAATAGAATTTGAAAGCAAGTTTTCTCGTCTGTTTGCGCACGTTGAACACCAGCCGGATCGCCTATAACCTCTATTTCACATCCAGCGTATTTTGTTTTTAGAAGTGTTGAAAGTTGATCTTGAATAAATCGCTCAATCCCCATCCCTGTTGCAACAACTTCATCAGTGATGCGTAACTGTCCGATTGGCGCAACTTGACCGATAATTGCGGCTGGCGTTAGACCAAAGTCAAGACCGATAAATGTTGGCCATCCTTTAACTGGAAGTAATTTATCTTTCGATACATGTAAATCTTTGTTGAAGTGATCCATATAAACTGGCTTACCTGTTTGTACTGTTGCGAACTCATTACAGATGCGAGATTTGATCCAGTTGAGCGTTTGCCCTTGCAAGCTATCGAACCAGTACCCATAACCTTTCTTATGGTTTTCAACGTTCTCAGCAAGTGGATTAGCCACGAATTTATGCCCTTTATATTCAACGAATGAGCCAGCCTCAATATTAGCTTTAACTTCATCAGATAAAGAGCTATATGGAATGCCTGTAATATCAATTAATGCGCCAGGCTGAGTGAAGAAATCCCATCCTTTAGGCGTTAGACTTTCGCCTGTTTCTTCATCAATAGCGGTTTCAAATAGATGCCACCAGTGATCGTCATCAGGCGAGTTGGTGTCCATAATCATGCCGTTCCAGGTTGCACCATCAAACCCCTCTAATATGTTCTTCTTAGGGTAACGACCTGTACGGCTCACCGCCTCAGTAACTAGCAATCGTGGTAAGAATTGAGCCTCGTTTATCCAAATCCCTGTAAGCTCAAGTGACATTAATTTCTTAACATCTTTTGGCTTATCCATAGATAGGAACATAAATTCAGCCTCAACCGTTGTTTTGCCATCGGGATGATTGATTTTCATTAATCCTGAGATTGGACTGTCATATTTAATCGGGCAAATGCTATCTGGAATCCAGTCTTGGAATGTTTTGATCACTGTACCCTTTAACTCAGGGTAAGTATTACGCACGCAAGCCCAACGAGTGCGGCGAACACCATCGGAATTCGGCTCTTGGTTTAAGCAAATGCGGAACATTTCCATTACACACCCAACTGATTTACCACTACCAATCGGGCCACGAATTGCCTTTACTAATGCGTTTGATTTATGTACTCGGCGAAAGGTTGGCGAGGCGATATAATTAATCTTCATCATCGCCGCCTGTAAAATCCATTGTGTATTCCACTTTGTGTTTACTTGCTGCTCTTGCGCCTAACTCTTGTGCGAGCTTATCGGCTTTAAGCAAGGTTTCTTTCGTCTGAGCCTTTCTTAATTCAATTGTTTCAAGCACTAAATCAATATCGTTATTTGTTCTGCTCAAACTTTCAATTCTTGCAACCGCTCTATCTAATGCGTTCTGGGCGGCATTAATTAGCTTATAGGTAACTTCTTTGTCGTCTGCTGTTGTGCAGCGCTTTAAGTCATCAGTGAACTTTTCAAGATTTTCGATTGATGCAATGGCACGTTGGCGCATTAAATCAATCTCGTCTTTAAGACTAAAATCAACTACAACATCAAAGG